GTCCCTGTCCGCACAGGCAAGCTCAAGACGGCGATTGGCATCGGTACGCGGGTTGAGGGCAGTAAGCTCTCCTCCTACGTTAAACTGCGCGGAACAGGCTCATATGTTGGCCTGTTCATCGAATATGGCGTTGCGCCGCACCTGATTTCGGTTTCCGATGCAGACAAGCCAGTACGCGAGACACGCCGCGGCCCCCGTGCGGTGTCGATCGGCACGATCAACAAGATGGTGAAACGTGGCAGCCTGAAGATTGGCGAGAACTTCGTCGGTGCCGTGGTTATGCACCCGGGCCACGCCGCCAAACCCTTCTTGCGCCCCGCTCTCGACCAGAAGGCCGAGGAAGCCGTGGGCGCCATGGGCGCCTACATCGCCCACCGCGTGCAGATTGGTGATCTCAAGGCTCCGAAGCTCGAGATCGACGACGAATGAACGGGGTTATTGCGGTCCGTACCCTCCTGGTAACCGACACCGGGATGACGGCGCTTGTTCCTGAAGCGCGTATTGCCGCTGGAATGCTGCCCCAGGGCACAGACTTGCCGGCGATATCGCTGATGTCGGTCAGCAGCGCTGATCGCAACATCCCGGCACCGAGCCACAAACGCCGGGTGACCGAGCGCGTGCAGGTGACCGTGCTTGCGGCGTCTTACCGCCAAGTAAAAGCCATTCTCTCGGCTGTCCGCAGGGCTACTGCCGACCAAATGCCCATTATCGACGGGCTCTTTGACGTGACCGTCCACACAGACACCGCCGGGCCAGATTTCCTCGACGAGGAAACCGGCATCCACATGCAGACGCAGGATTTGCGCGTCTCATTCAACGAGGCGCGTTGAAGCCTCCCCTTCAATAAGGAACCACTCCCATGACCGTTCGGACTTCCGCCGGCACCACCTTGAAGGTGTCGGCCTCTACCCCTGCGACCTTTGATGCCACCGGCTACAACGCGCTGACCATGACCACGGTTGGTGAAGTTTCCGACCTTGGCGAGTTCGGCCGCGAGTTCAATCTCGTGACCTTCAACCCTGTCGGCAGCCGCGGCGTCGTCAAGAAGAAGGGCAGCTTCAATCAGGGCACGATGACCATCCAGATGGGCCTCGATACCGATGATACGGGGCAGATCCTTCTAAAATCCGCGTCTAGTTCAGATGCCGATCACAGCTTCCTCGTCACCACCCAGAACGGCGACAAGTACTATTTCCAGGCGCAGGTCATGAGCTTCAAGGTCAACGTCGGCTCGGTCGACCAGATCACCACCGCCACCGTTACGCTGGAACTCACCACCAATTCTGCCGGTGTGGGCATCGTTGAAGTGCTCGCGCCCTGATCCCTGACACCCTGACGGAGTTATCCCATGTTTGACATCACGACCCTCGCTGCAACCGACACGTCCACCGTGGAACTCGTCGGCGGCGACGACGCCCCGCTCTTTGATGACAAGGGCAAGCGGCTCTCTATTACGGTCTACGGCCCGGGCTCGAAGGTCTACCAACGCGCGCAGGCCCGCCAGCAGAACCAGCTGATGGACAAGATCAAGAAGCGCGGGAAGATGGACCAGTCGGCCGAGGAAAAGCTCGCCGAACAGGCCGATTTTCTGGCCGCCTGCACGGTCAGCTTCAACGGCTTTGCCTATCCGCCCGCTGAAGGGCTGGAAGGTCAGGAGCTGTTCCGCAAGGCCTATGCCGATCCCTCGATCGGTTTCATCGCCACCCAGGTTGCCGCTCACATCAATGACTGGGCAAATTTTACGAAGAGCTCGGGGCAGAGCTGAGCCTCTATGTCCGGCAACTGGCGTGGCTGGGCACAGCGCCAAAGCCGCGCTCACCCAAGCAGGCCAAACCCGACGCTGACACCGAACTGCTGACCCGGCTGCAGCGGATGGCCATCGACGATCTCACCCCCGACTTTCCGCCGATCCGCACCCCATGGGTGATCGACTGGCTGATGGAAGTGGGCCCAACCGATCCCGGTGCGATGGGCGCAGTGCCCATCTCATGGGGCTCGATAAGCCAATGGCAGCAATGCATGGGGCTAGACCTGCCGCCCTGGCTGGTCCGCCTGCTGCGACGCCTGTCTGTGGAGTTCGTCGCCGAAACAGTCCGCGCCCGCGAGCCGCATTGTCCGCCGCCCTGGACCGCCACGTCCGTTCTCAACCGTGATGAAGTTTCCCGGAAAGTGACCAACGCCTTCCGGGCGCTGATGATGTCGAAGGAGCCTGCAAAATGAAGGCCGGCACCCTCGAGATTGAGATGATCACCAATGTTGCCCGGCTCCAGAAGGAGATGGCTGACATCAAGCGGTCGGTTGCAGGCGCCATGGGGGAAGTGGCGGCTTCGTCAGCTCAGGCGGATAGGGCCATTGAGGCCGTCGGCTCGCGCGGAATGACCCGCATGGGCGGCTCGGCAAAATTGGCCGGCCATCAGATGCAAAATCTCGTCTACCAGCTCAACGACGTGGTGGTCAGCCTATTCTCAGGCCAGAAGCCGATGACCGTGTTCATGCAGCAGGGCAGCCAGATCGGTCAGATCGCCATGCAGGCTGGTGTCGGGATCGGCGGCATGGCCCGGGCACTGCTGGGGCTGGCTGCAAGTGCGGCAGCGACTGCGCTCACCAACCCCTATTTGCTGGCGGCAGCCGCTGCCGCAGCCCTCGCGTTCGGCGCGTTCAAGATGTTCCAGTCCAGTGTTAAACAGTCGGGCGAGCTCGACAAATATGCCGCTAGCCTTGGGCTCACCGCCAAGGAGATGGAGAAGCTCGGGCCGGTCGGGATCACGGTCGGCGACACCATGAAGGGTTTGTGGACCACCGTCTCGGACGGGCTCAACCTTGGGCCTGTCTTCTCCACCCTAAAAGATTGGGCGATCGTAGCCTTTGAAGCGATCCTTCAGGTCGGCAAATATGCTGTCGCGATCCTATATGCTGGCTGGGTCGGCGGGTTCAACGCGATCCGGATCCTCTGGTCGTCGCTGCCTGGCGTGATCGGTGAAGCAGCCATAGGCGCTGCCAATCTCGCTATCGCGGGCATCGAATATCTCGCCAATAAGGCGATCGCCGCGCTGAACTGGCTGGCACACTGGGTCAACCCGGTGCTCGACCGGGTGGGCCTTGCCACCATCGGTCAGATCGAGAGTGTGGCGCTGCCCCGATTGGAAAACAGCTTTGCTGGATCGACGGCGCGGATGAGCGCTCAGGTCCGGGACGAGTTCACCTCGGCCTTTGGCGATGCCATGGGAATGATGGACGCCTTTTCTGCACAGTGGCGGGAGAACAGCCTGAAAGCTGCCCGCGAGCGCCTGGCTGCAAGTGCGGCTGAGATCCGCGGTGATCGCCCGGACCGGGCTGGTGCTGGCCGTCAGTCTCGCGAAGCAAGCGAGGCCGAGCGTGCTCTCCAGGCTGCCAGAGACTTTGCTGCCAATCTCGCGCTCGAGACCGCCAAGATCGGCAAGACGCCAATTGAGATCAAGCGCATGGAAGTCGCCATGGCGGCGCTGAAGGCGCCCACTGACGCGGCACGCATCGCTATTCTCGAAGCTGGTGAGGCCTGGGAACGGACAACCCGCGCGTTCGCCGCGTCTGAGTTCCTGCGCCAAACGGTCGCCCCGCTTGAACAGCAGGTCGCACTTCTGGGCCAGTCCGCGCGGGCGCAGGCAGTCGCCAATCTTGAGGCGGAGCGCGAGCAGATTGTGCTCGAACGCGGCGCCCAAGCTTGGGAACGATATCGGGCTGCACGCACCCGCCTGATGGAGGCTGACTTTGCGCAAAGCGACCAGGAACAGTTTCTCAAGAGCCTCGACGACATGGTCTCGGCCACTGAAGCTGCGGCTCAGGGCATGGCCGATGCTTTCGGTTCAGTTGGCGGGGCGATTGGCGGCATCACCGTCGAGATCACCCGTTTTGCCTCTGCGCAGGTGGCCGCTGCTAGCCGCGTCGCCGATGCAGAGCGTGAATATGGAAGGTCCGCGTTACAGTACGCGGATGCGCGCACGGCGCAGGCTTCGGCTGAGATCAACCATTATGGCAATCTCGCCTCGGCAGCGAAGGGCTTCTTCAAAGAAGGCTCCGAGGGCTTCAAAGCCATGGCTGCCGCCGAGAAGGTGTTCCGCGCCTTTGAACTCGCCATCGCGATCAAGAACGCAGCAGTGAAAATCGGCCTGATCGGTGCGCAGACCGCGGCCAAGGTCACCTCCGATACGGCTATGGCGGTCTCCGACACCGCGCGGGCCGGCGTCGAACAGGGCAACTCGATCATTACAACGGGTATCAAGGCGGTTGAAGCCGTGGTCAACGCCATTCGCTCACTGCCGTTTCCGCTTAACATTGCCGCAGGGGCCGTCACCGCAGGCGTCATCGCCTCGCTCGGCATCGCAATTGGCGGAGCTTTTGGCGGCGGCGGTGCCAAGCCCACGCCTGCCAATGACGGCACCAGCACGGCCTTCGGCGATAGCGCGGCAAAATCCGAAAGCATTGCCAAGGCCATCGATCATCTGCGCGAGGTCGACACGCTGACCATGCGCTATTCTGCTGCCATGCTGGCTTCGCTGAAAAGCATCGAGGCCAACATTGGCGGGCTTACCAACCTCATCATCCGCACCAATGGCATCGAAGGCTCTGCCGTCGGCATCCAGACCGGCACCAAACTCACCGGACTTTTGGGAACGGCCAATTCGATGCTGACTGGCATCTCCAACTTTTCCAGCAGCAAGACGGGCTCGCTGATTGGTGCCGGCATCGGGATGGCGATCGCGGGGCCGATTGGCGCTGCCATTGGCTTCCTGGGCGCCAAGCTGCTGGGCGGTCTCGGCAAGGTCCTTGGCAGCATCGTAGGCGCTCTGTTTGGCACCAAGACCAGCATCGTTGGCCAGGGCATTTATGGCGGCGCGCAGGCGCTCGGTTCGATCATGTCGGGCGGTTTTGACGCTAGCTATTACTCCGACATCAAGAAGACCAAGAAGTTCCTCGGGATCAGTACCGGCTCGAGCTACTCCACCCAGTACACCGCGGCAGACGCCGAACTCGAGCGC